AGTCTTGTCATCTTTAACTCGATCGAAATCAATCGAGACAAAATTTGCAGCCGAGGCAGATACAGCAGCAACGGCTAAACTAAGAGCCAAAAGTGTCTTCTTCATATTAAATTTTCCTTTTTGTTAAAATGATTTATGAATCATTACAATATTATATATCAGTAAAAGCCAGTAGTCAAGTTTATTGTGGCTTCATTTACCTGATAGACGTTTGTAATTTTCCATAAAAGAGTTACTATTTTTATCAATAGTTTCTTGAACCGATTTTGGTTGAGCTTTAATTAATTCCAAAGAGCGGACATGCATTTGTATTATTTCAAATTTATGTCTTTCAATTTCCTGTTCAGTCTTTTTTATTTCTTTTCTTGTTATTTCTATTTCTGCTTGTGTTTCTTCTATTTTAGCATATCTATTTTCTACCCAAAATGCTAAAGATACTGATCCTACCATTAAGAATAATGTAACTGCTAATTCCTTACTGGTCATTTCTTTAATGACATCAATAATTCCTTTAGTTTTTTCAACATCTATAGCCATGATTAAGCATTTATAATTATGCCCTGCATAGGTGGGCGTCCTGGAAACTGTATCATACAAATACTACCAACTGGTTGCCAATTTACTATTTGCCAACCTACACTATTCATACATACATTTCCTTCCCAAATTCTTGTAGTCGGATTCCACCGAACTGCTGCATCAGCGTTAAATCCTGCTATTAAGAGAATCAAGAAAATAACTGTTTTCATATAATTATTTATCAAAAAAATAGAGCCTCTCGGCTCTATTTGCTGGTTACGATAATCCAGCACCACTTTATCGTTGTGGCCGAGTTATTTTATTTGACTCCAAACTCTTTCACGAATTTGTTTTGTTAAAGAATCAGGTAATGGAACATAGTCTAGATCCAATGCTGCTTGCTTGCCATTCTTGAACGCCCAATCAAAAAACTTTAATACTTCTTGACTAGCTGCTTTATCTGCAGGATTCTTATACATTACAATAAAACTAGCTGTAGTAATTGGCCAAACTAAATCACCCTTTTGATCAACAATACTTAGACCCATGCCAGGAACACTAAACCAATCTGCACCTGCTGCTGCTGCGGCAAATGAAAGATCATCTGGATTTACCCATTTACCATTTTTATTTTGTAACTGCATAAAGGTTAAATTGTTCTTTTTAACATAAGCATATTCAACATAACCTATGCTGCCTTTTACACGAGCAACATTAGCTGCAACGCCTTCGTTGCCTTTACCACCGACACTGCTAGCAGCAGGCCACTTTACAGCAGCACCTTTGCCCACACGGTCTGCCCAGGGTTTACTTACAGCAGTAAGATAATCAGTCCAATTAAAAGTAGTTCCGCTACCATCAGCACGATGAACCACAGTGATATTCTGATCAGGTAATTTTTTACCTGGGTTTAGTGCAACTAATTTAGGATCATTCCATTTAGTGATATCACCTAAAAACATCTCTGCCAATACAGTTCCGGTAACACGCAGTTCGCCTGGTTTAAAGCCATCAAGATTAATAATAGGAACAGTTCCGCCTATGATTGCAGGAAACTGGACTTGACTATTTTTATCTAGGTCTTCACCTTTAACTGGTGCATCTGTTGCGCCAAATGTAACAGTTTTGTTATTAATTTGACGAATACCGCCACTGGATCCAATGCTTTGATAGTTTAAGCCCACACCAGTGACCTTTTTATATTCTTCCGCCCATTTAGCATAAATTGGGAATGGAAATGTAGCACCTGCTCCGGTAATATCTGCTGCCTGTGCTGTAATGCCTATTGTGGCCAATAATACTGCTAACAACTTTTTCATATTTTCTCCTTATTGTGTGTAAAAATATTTACAATTATAGTAGCAGAAAAAGATTACATTTGTGTTACAAAATAAAAAACCCGCATAATGCGGGTTTGGTTGAATTAGTTAAAAATTACTTCTTAACTTCTTCTTTCTTTTCTTCAGCCTTTGCAGGGCCGTTAGCAACAAACACAGGTGCAGATGCAGTTGCTTCGGTTGTAACTACAGCACCGCTCTCGGCCTTAACAGGTTGTGCTTGACTATCTACTACTGGAGTAGTAGTCGTAGGCTTTTCTTCTTCTTTCTTATCGCAGGCAACTAGAAGTGCTGCTGTAAGAATAACCGCAAAAGTTAATAGAATACTTTTCATTTTATTTCTCCGTCTGTAAAAGTAATTATTTATACTAAGTGTTTCTACTGAGATTGTCAATAGAAAAGGCTACCGAAGTAGCCTTTATCTTGAAACAGTAAGAATTACTTCTTAGCAGGTTCAGCCTTCTTCTCAGCCTTGCAATCCTTGTCCTTAGCTGGATCGCACTTCTTTGCTTCTTCCTTCTTAGCAGCAGGAGCAGCAGCGGGTGCAGGGGTAGCAGCAGGAGCTGGTGCAGCGACAGCAGGCTTGGCTTCTTCCTTCTTAGCAGGAGCAGCCGGGGTTTGGGCAAAAGCCGTAGCTGCAAAAAGAGCAGCGATTGTTGCAACGATAAATTTCATATTTTCTCCATTAAATTAATGTGTGCGTATATATTATAACGCCTATGCAGTTAATTAACTATACATAGAATAATATTTATTTTCGCCAAAATAAAAGAGACCGAAGTCTCTTTTAGGTTTGTTGGGTAATAAGGCCTTTCCTGCCCCATGGAGGTCACGCTGCTAGGCGCTCTTCTCCAAAGTATGCATCATTTGCATTTATAATTTTGCTTGATTTACGGTCATCGCCTACCGTGCTGTCCATTTATATACTTCTCACGCAATCGAAACCATGACCGGCACATCATAAAAACACTATTCTTTTACAATGTAGATAACTGTAGCAAGTAACATAGCAACAATTAAGACTTCTTTCCAATCTATCTTATCTACTGCTAATTTAAACCAGGGAGTTTTTATATCAACTCGGGCTCTTACTTCGTCATCTTCTTGCATAATATTCTTATGGTGTACCGGGCGGGAGTCGAACCCGCGTCTTGCCTGCATTTCTACTCACTTCATACAGCAATAACTTACAGTGTATATTTATTTTACAAATCTCGCAAGTCTTTTGGATCTGCAGATTTATGTCCCTGTGGTCTAGGTTCTGGTTTTTGTCCGAGATAACCAGTTCCGGAATCAGTCACACAGGCAAATTCACCATCGGTGATTATAACGCTCCAAGTTTCCGAAGTTGGGTTTAGTAGTATTAGGGTAAACAACCCTTGATTATTTTTTCCCTGCCAAACAGGTTTTTCGCCAAACTTTTCAGTAAGTTCTTTTAATACTGTGTTAGCCTTTTCGCATAACGCTGGTCTCGAAATCTTGAATGGTTCGGCGTTGGCTATGGTGCTGATTAGGCAGAATAGGAACGCCACACATTTTACTTTAAACATAATTGTGGCTCCTTAAAACAAATATTTAAGAATTTATACGTATTTTTAAAGTATATGTATTAAAAATGACAGACTTCCCAGGGTGTGTGGGGCCTCTGTCGAGCCTGTAGGAATTTGACCTACTGCATATCCACTATGTGGATCCGCCCCTGCGAAAGCATTTTATTTACCATAGTGGATTATCGTTTTCGTCAACCTCAATCCAACTATGATCACCTAACCATTTAACACGACAAATATATTCGTATTCTTCAGGAGCACCACAATTCCATTCTGTGGGCCCATGCATTACTAATCTTGTGCATTTTTTTCTTGCATCGTAACACAGCCAATATATTTTGCCGTGATATATTTGAAACTGATAGACTGCGTCGTGAACTGCATCTGTAATTTCTAATCTGCGTTTGATCTGTTCTGCTTGTTTTTGCAAAACAGCAACTAATTCCATTATTCGATCATATTCTTGCTTGGCATGAAGCCGAGCAACATTAATCATTATGTCCTTGTGTTTTGCAACAGGGACAAGATCAAATTTTGGACCTCCTACATCTGTAGGATACGGTGAAACATTTCTATTAAAGAACTGGACCAGAGAACCAGAGGATGTTGTATCGTAACTGTTTACACCCTTGGCTGTATTTGACTTCTTTGGTCCAGCCACTATTAACTGTTTCTGGTATAGTTAAGCACATTACCATAACCGTATTGTGCTTCAGCAAGCATCTTGGCCTGAAGATCATTATCAGCATTGACAGTAACATGGGCAGTTTGATAATTACCCAGTTTAACCCAAACGGTATATTGATACATCATTTACTCCTTAAGCAACCAATTGAATGTTTTGAGCTTGTAGGCCCTTTTCACCTTGAACAACTTCAAACTGAACATCTTGTCCAGTTTTCAGAGTCTTGTAACCTTCCATTTTGATTTGGCTAAAATGTGCAAAGACATCTTCGTTAGAATCTTGTGCAACAACGAAACCAAAACCCTTTGCGTTATTGAACCACTTAACTTTACCTTGTTTCATTTTTACTACTTTCATGTTATGCACTATTATTGCATAATTATGATTCAATGTCAACCGTTATTTTACCAAATTATGTTTTGCTGGGTCGCCAACAACTCGCCCAATTTGAATTATTTGCGGTAGTTCCGCTCGGATAACTCTCAGTCAAATCACCATCGTTGGGATTATTGCTGCCACCTTTGGGACTTTGATTACCTCCCACAAAACTAAATTTTCCATTTTGTGCTTTGTAAACAAAATTTACGTGACCATAACTCCAAAACGCTATATCACCGGGCTGTGCTTGATCTTTGGGAACTTGCGTTGCACCCCATTTACTGGGATTTTGAGTTATTTCTCTTGCAGATGCACTTTGAACATATCGATACCCGGATGCTTTTAACGCAAAATTCATAAATCCGGCACACCATGCAGTTTGATCAGATAACCAGGAACCTGACTGTGGGTAACCTAAATTAGTCCAAATTCCTGTAATATTCGGATTACTCGGTTTACCGCCTTGTCCGGTTTCTCTCCATTGTCCTTGTGCAGCTTCTTGTAAACATCTTTCTAAGAAAGGTATAATTCCGGAAGCAGATGTTGCAGTTGAAATCGTTCCAGTAGATGCAGGTGCTACTTCAGGTGTAGATTGATAGTTACCTTTTACTCCATCGGCTGCTGCACCAGAATTATAATATTGATTTGGCCCTGTTGCCCCTGCACCTGTTTGAGCCGAAGTATATTGTATATTTTGAGAATCTACTTGAGCTTGAGACGAAGTAGAAATTGTAACAGGAGGATCTTCAGGTAGTTCGGAAAAAGTTATACTAACGCTCACTGGTCCAGATTGTCCCGGAGATAACCAAAGAGCAACAGGAACACCATTTGCAAATACATTCGGACTGCGAAATACATCAACAACTTCCGGTCTTCCACTTTTAGCTTGAGGCCTACCTCCCTGAACATACGGCATACAATTTCTCCTATTGTATTATTTAAGCAAGAGCTATACCCGTAGTTCCTTGAATATACTGATCGGCTGCATCTTTCTTAGCAGCGGCCAAAACTAAAACATGATTCATATTCAATTTAATAGAATCATTTTGAGCAAGAAAAACAAAAGGAATCATACCCAATCCCTGTGGCCCTAAGCTCACAGTTAGGGGTCTATTAACTTTAATATAGTCCGTTGTTTCTTCTTCAAGTTTGGCGATTATTTCTTCGCCAGTGATTAATTTGATACTAACAACTTCACCAGTTGCTACACCTTTTGTAATTAACATAAATTTCCTTAATCTTCGCCAATTAGGCGTTCTAATGTTTTGTAGTGTTCGTAAGCCTTACGCAATGCTTCGTATTTTTCTAACTTAGCAGGATCTGGAACTAATATAGCAAGACGAGATTCTAATTGCTCTAAAGTTTGGAGAATGCTTTTACCTTTGATTTTTATATCGCCTTCAAAGTTAGCATCACCTTTTACATCCATTGCATTATTATAAGTGTTATCAGTAAATGTATATCCGCTTGTATTTGCTGTAGTAATTGTATACTGACCGGTATTCATTACAGGCCAATGTAATGAACCAGTGGTTGTATCTATAGATGAATTATTACTTACGACGATGGTGTCGGTAGCAAACATATCATTCATTCTTGACTTTCAAAATATTTTTTCAGTTCAGTAAATCCGCCGATTAATTGTTCATTGATAATAATTTGGGGAACTGTTCTTGCAGTAGGAATAGCTTCTAATAATTCTTCTTTAGTATATCCGTCTCCGATTTTTCTTTCTTCGAAGGAAATTCCTTTTTGTTTTAGCAGAGACTTTGCTTGATCGCAATAGGGACAGTGATACTTACTCCAAACTATAGCTTTCATTCTGCAGCCTCCACTTCAACAATAACACCATCCGGTGATAATTCTTGTGCAACTTGTTCAATCGCTGCAACTAATTCTTCAGTTAAATTAGATTCAATTTCTTTTTCTGAATCTTTTGCTAATTTGCTTAGTTTAACAACTAAAACTTCTGTAAAAACTTTTGCCATATATTCCTCTTATAGATCTGGTAATTCTTCGTATTCTACTTTGTCACTCATTACTCCAATAACATAGTTAGTGGATTCATTTTCTTGTAGTGCAGTTTGTTTCTTATTAATATTTACATGTTTGTTAAACCATGGGACAGGATTTGATCTGGGATGATCAGCCAAATACTTAATACCAATATCTTTTAATTTCATAAATGCAGTGTAGTCAACAAAGTCTTTTAAGATTTGTGCATTCAATCCAATTACTACACCCTTCTTGAAAAGATAATCGGCCCATGCTTTTTCTTCTTCAATAACTTCCATGTAGAGTGCATAAACTTCGTCCTTGCACTCATCTTGTAATTTCACAAAGTCAGGGTCATCTTTAATAACATTATTAATTATCCAAGCAGTCCATTCGGCATGTAGAATTTCATCCTGTAAGATAAGGCTGATGATATTTCCATTACCGATATAGATCTTATTTTCTACCATAGCGAGGGAGGTAGCAAAGGACACCATGAATCGTAACGCCTCAAGTGCATATGATGCGTGTAGTGCAAACCAAATTGCTCGTTTGTGATCATAGACTGGAATGTCTTCACCCAATTCTTTACGGCAATTGAGTTGATGTAGAGCTTCATAATATCTTCCTATGTTTGCTGCCATACTGACAATTTCTTTAGTGTCATGTATCTTATTGAACTCTTCTTTAGGAACACCATAAACATTTCTAATAATATGGCTGTAACTTTTTGAATGAATATTTGTTTCGAAAAAACTCCAATTACTGACCAATGCTTCAAGTTCTGGAATACTGATCACAGGGCTGAACACTTGACTCGGTGCTCTGCCTTGTATACTGTCTAAGGCAGTTTGACGAAGAAGATTGGATGTAAAGATATGTTTAATCGCATCAGTAGATTCTTTGTGATCAATCTTATCTTTGGTCAAACTAATTTCTTCAGGGACCCAAAAGAATCCTCGAGCCAATTCTTCAAATTTTTGTATTTTGGGATATTTTACTTCTTCGAATCGTTGAACTGTAACAGGACCTTCTGGGTCCAAGAACATTTTACGCTTCAAATAATTTGTCTGTTTCTGTATGTTGTATTGTGCTTTACTCATAACTTGCATGCCTCGCAATCATCTTCTAACTCTTCATATAATACTATATTATCTGCTGCTGAAATAAAATTACTGGTAAATGCAGGAGCAGCATTGGTATTAGTAACACTGGCCTTGGCTCCTACTTTATTAATCAACGAATAGTATATGGTCTTAATGCCCCATCTATAGGCCAACATTAAATTCTTTGCAATTAATGTTCCGGGAACTTTTGCATCTTTGAAATGTGCTGGATTATAAAATGTATTTGTGCTCAAACTTTGATCAATATATGCTGCCAATACTGCTGCTGTTTTTAAGTAACCGACACAATCAGTTTGCTCCCACATTAATTGATAGCGATTCTTAAGACGCTTATAGTCAGGAACTACTTGAACAAATGATCCTGCTTTGCTTTCCTTAACACTGATCAATTCCATAGGCATCTCAATACCATTAGTAGAGTTTAACACAACAGAAGAACTTTCAACAGGAGCAACAGCCATAAGTGTAGCGTTTCTAATTCCATATTCTTTCATTTTGATACGCAATGTTTCCCAATCTAATGTAGGAGTGAAATCAGTTAACTCGTTTACATTTGAATTTCTTCTTTCCCAAGGAAATACACCTGCTCCATAATAGGTAAACTTACTGCGCTTGCAAGCACCACGCTGTTGTGCCAATTCAACACTGGCCTCAGTGAGATAAAATGCTTGATGTTCCATCCACCGTTTTACTTCTGCAAGTGCGTCCTTCTCACCATATTTTAAATTGCGTCTTGCATGCCAGTAGGCTAAATTAGTAATACCAACGCCCAATGGTTCAAAATCTTCATTAGCCAATTTACTTTGAATACTTAAGAAGTCTTGGTAGTTCAATAGATTACTGAGAGATCTAACCAATACTCTGCAGGCCTTACGCATGTCTTGTGGGTTGCGAAATGCACCCCAGTTGATTGATCCGAGTGTGCAAAGAGCGATTCTACCTTTGGGATCTTCTATTCTTTGGAAAGGCTTAGTTGGAAGTAATATTTCTTGACACAAGTTTGATTGATAAATTGGATCCAACATTGTATCAAAAGGACCTTGATTAATAACATTATCAATATTAACAAGATAGACACGGCCTGTATCAGTGCGTTCTTTGAGAATGCCGTTTTTAAAGATCTCTTCTGCTGATACAACTTTCTTTTTCTTAGTCTTATCTTGTTCATATTTTAGATACAGTTTTTCAAATTCTTTAGTATCTCTGTAATATGCTTCATATAAATCAGGAACGTCATGAGGATCAAATAGTGTGATATCTTCGCCGTTTTTGTATCTTCGCCAAAATAGTGCATTAACCACTACTGAATAGTCCATTTGACGCACACGAGTTTCTTCTGTTCCTTGATTGTTTTTAAGAACAATAAGATCTTCA